GTCAGCCGATCGATAAACTCGGAAGCCAGCTCTAACAGCTCCCCAGCGTTGGCGGGGGCTTCAGCCAGCCCCAGGGTGTCAATGAGCTCCTGCTCGGTTGCATACGCCATCGGCTATCACCGCCCCTCGGCCTTCAGGACCTCAATTAGCTCGGCACGCTTCATGCTTCCGTAACCTTCGACGCCCAGCTTTTTGGCCAGCTCTTTGAGCTCCTTGACGGTCATCTCTTCCAGGGGCTGTGGCCCTTCTTCCTGCTTAGTGGCGACCTCCGGCCCTTCCACCTCCTCGAAGTCGTCCCGTTTTCTCACGTCCTCCAACGCCAAGGGGTGGGTAAACTTAAAGAGGTGTCCGTCGGACTTTCGCCTAAACCACGCCATCCTCCGTCACCTCCCCTATCATGGATATAGTCCGCCCCTAGCCGGGGCGGACTAATCATCAGGACTTGTTGGCGGTCATGACGGCCAGAGCTTCCGGACGGATCACCTTGCCACCGTAGAGGTGCAGACCCTTGACGGCGTCCGCGAACCGCTTCTCGGGGCGATAGGCTTCCACCTGGTTGACCTGCTCGGCGTAGGAGAATGCCATGGCATGTCCGGCGATGATCTTGTAATTGGTGCCCGTGGTGTTCGGCACGTTATTAGACTTCAGCACCGTGAAACCAGCGGCTCGACCAACCACGGCATTACGGATGACATCGTCACCGGAAGCCGTAGCATGAGTGAAACGATCATCCTTGAGCATCAGCCCATGGTACCACGGGGGAACGATCACCCAGCGGCCCTCTTCCGGCACGTTGGCCTCGTCCAGCTTGACACTCAGGTCAACCAGGTACTCATAGGCGTCCGACTTGGTCGGCACGACAGGGGTCGTGTCGTCTCCGATCATGTTTTCGGCCAGGGCGTCCTGCACCATGCGGTTGGCGATGAACAGGTCGGCGGTGTTGCGCAGAGCGTAGGCCGCCTCCGCCATGGCCTGTTGCATCACTTTGGGGTTTTGCTGAGCCTGGTCGATGTCATCCACCATGAAGTGGAAGTACTTGGACTGGTCGATCACCAGCGTGCGCTGGGCGTCCGTCAGGACCTCAGGCTCACCNATCGTGTCGTTCTTCGTGTAGTCACCGATCGTCACGGACCCGATGGAGTTGATCTTCACCGTGTCACCGTAGGACTGGATCTCGCCCTCGTAGTTACGGTTTACAACCCCCTCCTGTCCGTAGACAAGAGACTTTTTAAGGCTAACCAACAGCTCACCGGACCAAATCTGGGGAATGAAGTTGTCCAGGGTGAACCGCTGGAGGTTCATCAGCATCTTGGCCATTCCCTCTCACTCCTTACTTTCTGCTGTGATGTTTCATAAACTCACGGATCTCATCGATCCGCTCGGCCACTTGCTCCGGCGTCATCTTCTTGATCAGCTCCAGCGTCAACGGGGGCTTCCGTGCTCCACTGGCATCCTGATCAAAGGCATCACCGCCGCCCTTGCGCTTGGCCTTGGGCTTGCCATCGACGTCCGCGTCCTGGGTCTGGGGTTGCACCTTAAACTCCGGCACCTCCTCCAGGACTTCCTGGATCGCCTCTCTCAAGGCCTCAATGTCTACTTCACCTTTGGCGTCAACCTCGACCTCGCCCAGATCCACCAGCTTCAGGAAGCGGTTGATGCGCTCCGGCTTCACTCCGAGTTCCTGGGCCACGAGTTTGGCCTCGGCCATCTTGAGACGGTTCTGGGCTTGTTCCAGGATGGACTTTTTCTCGCTTTCAGCCTTCTGGACTTGCTCCCGGAGCTTCTCCAGCTCCGACTTTTCCTGCTCCTTCTGCTTCTTGAAGCTCTCAAGGATCGACTTAAGGTCGTCCGGGTTTTCTACCCCGATCTCCTTGAGCCACTTCTCCCGCTCCTGTGACGCTAACTTCCTGGCCTCCCGCTTCACCCGGCTCATGAAGGACTTCTTGTCCGGGAAAACGGCGAACGGTTGCTGTGGCCCCTGGTCGGCGTCCCCGTCGTCATCGTCATCGGAATCGCCGCCACTGTCAGGGACGTCCGCTCCTCCGTCTCCACCATCGTCCGAGAACCGCTGAAGGTAAAGCTTGCGAACATACTCCAACATGTTTACTCCTCCAATCTATGTCCTTTGCTTATTTAACGACGCCAAGTGAACGTCGTGGATTATCAAGTTAAGTACCTGGCCTCTCTAGGCTGGGCCAGTCCAGCCATTAAATAATAGAAACTGCCGCGATCTGCAGGTTGGTTGCGTCAGAATAGGTGATACTGACCTTCCCTTGGTTGTCATTGAAACGTGCGGGTGAAAAGGTTGGAGTGGTGATCGTCTTACCTGCAGGTACGGTGAAGACCATGTCGTGGTCAAACCCATAGTTACAAGGCTTAACACTATTGACGGTCACCATTTCGGCTGTCTCACCAGTGTTCGTGATCTGCAGGAAGGTCTGGCCGTTGTTAGTAAAGATGTCCCCCAGGGGATCACAAGCTATAAAGGTAATTTCATGCCCATCAGCATCTAGCCTCTGGACGGTCAAATCGGCCATCGTCAACCCTCCCTCTTATCAAGTACCCGGACGTGCCGAGGATAGGTCTCCGCCACGCCCTTGAGCCCCAGGACAGCGGTCTCAGCGATCGCTGAGATAGCCGCACAGACGATGTCCTGTCCCTTTGGGGCATAGTTGGCGTGNCCCGAGATCTCGATCTTCATNGTGTCCCCGTCGTCCGTCACAATAATAGTGACCATGCTATCTCCTCCAAAGGTACGCACCTTCTACTGGCATATACTAACACACCTTTGACATGCCGTGATACACAAATAAGGGCTCAGGATACGGCCCCGAGCCCCCAGAGCATTCCGTAAGGTGTCCTCAACGCTCCCGCAGGTCTTTTTTCACTAGCTCTTTGAATTGGCTCCAGTCCGCGTCTAGGCGACCCTGTCTAGGGACCTCCCGGTACCGGAGCCGTCTCCTCCCGTGCTTCTTGGTAAACTGATCGATTCGTTTAGACCACTCGTTAACCTTAGCCTGGGCCTTTCGCTTGGCCTCAGGGGTGGTGGCCACGGCCAGCCGTTTCTTCCACTCCCGTAAGTTGCGCTCAAGGTGCCGCTGGTACTGCCTCTGTCTGTAGCCCTCTGGGTTGGCCGCCCCCTCCTTGGGGGTCTTGGAGTAGCCATGGAAGTAGGCGTACAGCTTATGTCCGCAGTTGGGGTGCCATAGCCCCGCCCTCCTGGCCTGGGCTACTGTGGGATACCCCCTGGTTTGACCAGTCACGGACAGGACCTTGCCCTCCCACTTCCGACAAATGGGGCACTCTTCAGGAGTGTTGGAGACATAGACAAGATCATGCCCCATCTCTTGCATCCTGTTTATAGCCCCCTGCACGTGGGCGTGCGCGATGCCCGTCCGCGTGGCCATCTCAGCGTAGGCGGCCAGGTCCCGCTTCCTCCCCCGGCGATCGATAAAGGTCGTGACGCCCCGCTGGGCCATCCTGTCCAGGGCCATCTGGGTGGCCTCTCTCCGGGTCATGGTCCCGGTGGCCATCAGGGCGATCGTCTCCCGAACAGCCTGGGCGTAGACGTCATTGATCCGCCGCAGGACCTGAAGCTGGGCGGCTTCTACTAGGCCAAGGGTCTCCCTGGCGATGACCTCCATGGCCCGTCCATGGGCGATATTGACAGGGCGGACCTCCGGCTCCTTCTTCTGTCCTTCTTCTTCCTTGTCCTGGTCGATGCCCTCCATGCCCATCTCGTAGGCGATCTCTATGATGGCCTCAATCGTAACGTCCCGTCCCTGGGCCAGATCGTCCAGAATGCGCTCGATAGCCTGCCGAACACGGCGGGATTCCCGGATCTTCTTAATCCGCCAGTCATCATCGGACAGGTCCTGGTCAGCCGCCAGGGTGTCCGCGATCTTCCGGAGCATCAGGAGCTCCGCGTTCTCATACATCCTCAAGATTTGTCTGGCCAGCTCGACGGATTCGTTGGGTGCCGTTGGCATACTTCGTCACCTCACGGGAGGTCAGGGTCCAGCTCCTCGGGGGTCTCTTCGGCCCCCTCCTCTCCCTGCTCCTCCCCTTCCTCTTCTTCATCAGGTTGCCCAGAGGGTAACGGCGAAGGCTCGACGATCGGGGTGCCGAGTCCTTGCTCCTCCTTGATCCTCTCTACCTCTTCCCGAATCTGTTCCTCGGACCAATCAGGATGAGCCATACGGACCTTAGTCTCGATGGAGATGGCCTGGGCAGTGTTCAAGATGTTGATCGTCTCGGCCACCTGCCGCAAGTCGAAGGACAGAGCGTCCGCCAGCTTCACCGACGGCCTGAAGGGCTTAATGTTGGAGCCAAAAACCTTGGCGTCCACGGCCAGCATGATTTCGAAGATGTCCTCCAGGGCGTGGGTCCAATACCGTTCTTTCTTGCTCTTCGTGATGTAGCTCCGCCGCTCCCGGAGGTTTAGGGCCGTGCCCGATTCGCTGGAGCCCTCAATCTTGAGACCGAAGGTCTGGGGGCTGTACCCAGCGTGAGTGATGATGCGCTCGATGAGCTCAAGGCAGGTCTGGCGGTGCTCCTCCATCCTGATGGCAAACTGGGCAACGGTCATAGCGTTGCCGCTCTCCCCAGCGGTCAGCGGGTCGATGTTCAGCTTGGTGAAAATCTCCCGGTCAGTGTCGAAGTAGGGCTGGCCCTGGTCGTTAAACTCCAGCCAGCTCTCAGGGACGATCACCCGAGCTTTGGCTAGCCGGATGTCCCGCATCCAGGAGGTAAAAGCTTCATCCAAGCTGTCCATGAGCCCTTCTACCCCGGCCAGGTCGGACTGTCCCAGGGACGACCCCCGGAGAAGGCGGTTGGGCCGCATGTTGGGAACGTACCGGACGATCAGGTCCTCCACAGGGAGNACCTCTTCATCCTCCAAGCTCTCCGTCTCGGGATGTTCNGCCAAACCCACTCGGATGCCCAGCTGGNTTCTGGTGCCCCGGTAAAGAGCCCGATAGATGACCCCCTTCTCGTGCCGCTCCAGGAAGCGGTAGACGATGTCCTGTCTGGGGTTGATGTTAGGGAGCTCCTTCCAAAAAGTGACAGCCTGGAGCACTCCCCACTTAAACTCAGGAAGGGCCAGATCCGGCTGAACCACGGCCAGGACAGGGACATCCAAGACGTCCTCGTCCCAGACCACCTTGAGGAACACTCCGCCCATAGGCGATTGGGTCTCAGCCGCCTCGACCAGACGGTTGAAGACTTCGCCCCGCTCGATGATGTAGTCTAAGCGTGCTTGGGTGTTCTTGGCCTCAGCTTCGGTGGCCAGGTCCTCCTCCCCAGGGACACCACTGCCCGTTTTGGCGGGAATTACGACCTCCGGCGGCTCCGAGAACAACAGATCAGCTGAAGCTTGGGCGATGTCCGCCGCAATCGGCACATGTAGCTTCGTACTCTCGCCCTCCTTGACCTCCCGTGCCCAGAACGCATTAGAGGGTGTGGACGGGTGTGCCCTCGCCTTGTGCACTTCTTCTAACTTCCGTATGTCCCCCGCGTACCACGCCGCATAGTAGTCGTAGGAGTAGTAGATTTGCTTCCACTCCTCCGGTACCCAGGGCGTGTCCGGTTTATATTCTGGGATAGGCATGCTACCTCCTCCTTAACACTTCTGTCTACTGGAGGATAGTCACACCTTGGCCCTGGCCCGTTTATGTACACAGAGAGGGCCACCCGCTGAGGGTGGCCCCAGTTTATCGAAGCTCTTCTATCTTGATGGTCGTCTCGGTGTTCGCGCTCCGGAGCTCCACGTAGTAAGTCCCCGGCGGAACGTTGTAGACGTCGAAGGTCTGCTTCTTCTTGCCGTCCTCACCCATGATCAGCTTGACCGGAACACCATTCTCGTCCTTAAGACTCATGTTCCAGGAGGTGAACTCGCTGACCTTGGCCATCGTGGCGGTCACCCGCAGGTCCCCGCCCTCCAGCTCGAACCGCTTAGAACTGGCTCCGCTGGGAGAGCTGGTGGAAAACTTGACGACCTCCACCCACTCCGGCTTCTTCTCTTCCTTGGGCTCTTCCTTCGGCTCCTCCTGGGGCTCCGGCTCCTGAACGGCCCCCGGTTGCTCCACAGCTTGCGGCTCCTCCTGAGGCGGCTGTTCATCGCTCAGGAGGGCAGAACACGCCCCCAGCAAAATGAAACCACCCAACACATACCCGACCATCTTCAATACCTTCTTCTTCACTCCAGATCTCCTCCTTAATGTGAAAGTTGGCCTATGTGAACGGGGTGTCTCCCCGGTTTCACCACCAATCATATCATATCACAGCTTGTTTTGCCAAGTATTTCCTCTTCTGGCGTCTCTGCCCATTGCCTTGACTGGTGGAAGATCCATGTCGCTACAACGTGCGCCCAATATGGCCCCAGGTAAATCACCAGGAGCGGCTCCCCGTTGTGAGCCCACAGCTTGAGCCTATTGTACATGTCCACCTCGACCTTGGCGATGGCCTTTAGTGGAATGATGTCGTGTGTCCTAAACAGCCTCCTGTACTCCAGCAGTCCGCCCTCCGAGATGAACCTCTTCCGGAACGGCCAGTGTCCAACGACCAGCTTGGACCTCATCGCCCTCCCTCCCTTCCTATCATCTATATCGGGAGTCACAGATGTCACATAAAATCTCACGCGATTCCCTTGGCCTTCCGGAGGTTTTCCCAGATCCGCCGTGTACCGACCATGACGTAACGCAGGGCGTCCATAACATGGTCATTCTCCTTGAGCGGCTTGTCCTCGCCCTTCTTCTGGGCGTTCGGATCCCAGACATAGCTGGAGATCTCCCGCAGGAAGTTCCGGCAACGGGGATGGACATAAAGCTGGTCGTGTCCGATGATGGTGGACGTGACCTCAATGCCGATCTTGACATCGTTAAAAGCTGGAATTATCTTACGCCGCGTCTGGGAGTCCAGGGCCTGGTAGAGCTCCAAGATGAAGCCCTTGGCAGACGGGTCCACGAAGATCTTCTCGATGTAGTATTGGTTGCCCTTGGAATCTATCTGTTCCTCCATCCATCGCTTGAAGTCCTGGGCGTACTGGCTCGGGCTCCTCTGGCGTCCGTCGGCTCCCGAGTGGTACCACTCGTTAAGGACATAGGCCTTGCCGTCGTCGCCCTCCCCGACCAGCAGGAATACCGTGGCGTTGGAATGCCCCTGGTCGATGCCAACCCAGGTCCTCTTGATCTCCGGAATCTTGGTGGTCACGTGCCGCTCGTGATCGAATAGATCGTAAATGACCCCGTCGGCCATGACCCAGAGCCCTTCCACCATGCGCTTGTACCAGAGCCCCCTATACGCCTGCTTGAGCCGCCGCTTGTACTCCTCGTCCAGGGCCAAATTGTCATCCAGGGTGAAGTGGAATACCCGATAGCCCTTCTCCTGGGCCTTGTCAATGAACTCCGTCTTGACGTAGTGATAGGGGCTGTCCGGGTTACAGGTCCAGAAGGCCTTAGCCCCCGGCAAACTCATTCGGTTGATAGCCTGCTTAACGGCTGATTCGGGGTACAGTGTGACCTCGTCCGCATACCACCCAGCGGTGGTCATCCCTCGGATCTTCCCCTCTGCCCGCTGGTCGTTCATACCAACCACGTAGGCTACCTTCTCGATATACCTAGGGTGCTTGCCCTTCCACTTACGGTCACGGAACCGCATAATCAGACGGGAGCCGCCCTCCTGGGACCTCCTGAACCTGGCCCAGGTTGGTCCTCCCATCAGGGCGATGATCCCATACTCACCCCCGATGACGTTCCTGTAGACGGTATTCTCGGTTTGGCCAGTGATCAGGAACTCCTTGTAGGGGCTCTTCTCCACATGGGCCAGGAAGGCGATGATGGAGGACACGGTCTTGCTGGAGCGCACGGCCCCTTCCCAGATGTTGATGAAGCTGTCCGCCAGGGCAATCGACATCAGGCCCTTCATGGANTGNACNAGGGGCTTTTTGCCCATCTTCCGTTGCCGCTCGATNATANCCCTGGCCCGGAGGTCCCGTATATCTACGATCTTCTGGTCCCGCTCCAGCTCAAAGGTGTACCGATCAGCCAGGGCGGCCCTGTACTCCTCCTGGGTCTCTTCGATCATACGATCAAGCTCCTCAACCGTCAGCTCCTGCAAGCTCCCCATCGCCATCTTCACCCCCTCCTGGGAACTGCTCCTTATACAGCCGCTCGAAGTCGTCCTTGGTGGGCACCACCCCGGAGATCTGCAAGGAGTCCTGAATGGACTGCCATATATCGAAGGTCTGCTCCTCGCCCATCAGGGCCTCCATCTCCTC